CCTAACATTCCTACACTATTCTTTAATTTAATACCCTATAGACGAAAAGGTTAGTAGCTATCTGTGTTGGCGATAGTTGATTTGGCATTTATCTCTTTTAATGCTTATAGTATCATTGTTTTCTTCCTAGTATTCTTCTTATTATGTTAGTTACATTGCAAGATTGTTTTTTGCGGCGACTGGAATGAGTTCATAATATTTGTGATTAATAGTTGTGTTTCTTGTGGTTTTGTGCTACTATAGTTTGTAACCTAAATTAAACGAAGGAGTTTAATATGAAGATAGAAGATATTGTTAAGATTGATAATGCTTATTATGGTTATTTGCAATCATTGTTGGTTGCGGCGCCGGCCAGAGAACATTTGACTGATTCAGAGAAAGCTATGTTGGATGGTATAATTACACCAGAAGAATGCTTTTTGCTGGAAGTATTGTGCCATGCCTAGAAAGAAGATAGTTAAGTTCAATAAAAAGAACCTTATTATTTGTAGTAGTTGCGGGAAACCTAAAGTAAAGGATGAACGCATTGTTACACTAGAACGTATGGGTCTAGTGGACGAAAACCTAGAGCCACATAGGGCAGATTGGATTCCTTTAAGTTGAACAATTTTGTCACATTTGGAGATTTAATTTTTATTATGAGTGTTTATTTTTTTGTGCGCATTGTTGCAGGAATTTTTATTAAATGAAAAAGACAAAAAATCTACCTGTTTACGTTTGCAGCATCATGTTGAATGAGGCCAAGCATATTGAAAGATGGTATAGCAGCATCAAACCAGAATTAAGAAAAGGTGATTGTGCCTATTTGCTTGATACTGGTTCTACCGATGGTTCTAAAGAACTGGCTGAGTCTTTGGGTATTAAAGTCTTTTACAAGAAATATGATGATTGGTCTTTTGCGGTCGCCCGCAATGATTTGCGTGACATGTTGCCGGATAACGATGCGTGGCTTGTCAACTTGGATTTGGATGAAATGTTCGTGCCTGGTTGGCGTGAACATTTGGACCCTGTTCCTTTGGATGTCAATCGTCCACGTTATGATTATGATTGGAATTGGACTCAACCGATATTTAAAGAAAACGGCGAATATGATATTGAAGCTACTCGTGCAACCAAATCTGTTGGTTTGTCCTATCGTGGTGACAAGATTGTACGCAGACACTCACACAAATGGGTTAACCGCGTCCATGAAGTAAACGTTGCCGTGGAAGAAGAACGCCAAGGTTGGACCAATCTTCGTATCCAACACTTTGCCGACAACACCAAGTCTCGTGGTTCTTATCTGCCGTTGTTGTTGAAGGATGTGGAAGAGAATCCTGAGAATGACCGCAACATGTATTATTGCGCCCGTGAACTGATGTATTATGGGCGTACAGAAGAATCTATTGCGATGTTCAAACAACATTTGTCGCTCAAAAGTGCCACGTGGGATGCAGAGAGAGCCTTCTCGATGCGTTATATAGCCAAACAGTCACCTGTTGGTTCTTTGGAGCGTGAAAAATGGTTGCTACGTGCAGTGGCGGAATGGCCACATGGTCGTGAATGTTGGGTTGAACTAGCACAACACTACCAGGATGTAAAGAATTGGCCTGGCATGTTTGATGCGGTGAATCGTGCATTGTCCATCGTCAATCGTGGTGATTTGTATCTGACAGAAGCTGTAATGTGGGGTTGGTTGCCACACGACTTGCTTGCATTGGCTGCAGCAAATCTTGATATGATGAACGTAGCAGTGCAACACGGACAGATAGCTTTGGATATGTCGCCTGAAGATGAAAGATTAAAGAACAATCTTTTCTTTTACAAATCCAAACATGCCAAGGTTGATGTGGTTATACCAACCAAATCGAATCTTTCTGGTTTGACTTTGCTGATTGCGCAGTTAAAACGCGACTATAAAGTTAACCGTATAGTTGTTGTTGCCGACGGACTAAAAGCCTACACGATGTTATCTGCATTGCCGAACGACATCATCAAACTGATGGTGCCAGAAGGTATCGGTATCCACCGTATGTGGAACACGGCATTGAAAGTGCTTGGTTCAGGTAACTATGTAGCTTTCATCAATGATGATATTTCTTTGGCGCCGAACTGTATGACTACACTCATGGAATGCTTGGTGCGCGAACCATCAATTGGTGTGATATGCCCGAACTATTCAACGCAGCCAAATGTCAACGATGACAAGGACCGTGATGTGTACGGCGTGTCAGGTTCCCGTTATGATGGTTGGGGTGGCATGGCTGGCTTCTGCTACATGCTTGCCAAAGACCTCGTGCCTCACTGGCAGTTTGATGAAGCGTTGCGCTGGCTTGCTGGCGACAACGACGTGGTTGATTGGGTGACGCAAGTTGTTAAACGTCGTGCAGTTATCACGCACAAGACTCGTTGTGTGCATGCGGATTCCAAAACATTCAACGAAGACCCACCGGAAGATTGGTTGAACGAGATGCATCGTGACAAACTTGTTTATGAAAAGAAACGCAATGCGGTTAAAGATTCCTTGAGCTATGAAAAAAGTGGCAGCTAATGCATGCTGCAGCTTCTGATTATGTTTACTGCGAATTTCATTTGTGGCGCAAAGACAAAACTAATCTTGATGTATTGGAAATAGGTTCGTTTGATATTAATGGTTCTCTACGTTCTTTTATTGAACCGTTCAGCGCGTCTTATTTGGGTATAGATATGCAAGATGGCCCCGGAGTGGACTTGGTGGCCGATGGCGCCTCCTACGAGCTCCCAGAGGCCTATGACGTCATTGTGACAGCAGAAACCTTTGAACACACTCCAGATTGGAAAAAGATTATTAAACAGTCTTATATTAATTTAAGACCAGGTGGTATCTTTATAGCTACCATGGCAGGTGAGGGTAGACCTCCGCATTCAGCCATTGACGAGAATCCAATCAGAGAATGGGAACATTATTCTAATATAGGATGGTGGGAATTAGAACAAACCCTTAAGAACATTGGGTTTAAGGAATCAATTGTCAATGTATCTGGTCAAGATACCAGATGCTCGGCAATTAAGTAATAAAAAGTCTATATAGTAAGGAACTAATTATGTATTATGAAAAGCTTGAACAGGTAGATAAAGAAATAGAAGCAATTGAAGCCTGGCAAAAGAAGCAATTATTAAAATTGTACAGCAAAACAGAGAAGAAAATTAACAAAGCGTTTGCTAAATTAAGCAAACATATACCGGAAGAAGTAAAAAATGTCAGAAAATAGAGCGATAATGGTTCAGGTTGCAGGCAAGATTGCTGGTGAACTGGTTGCCTCGATGCAACTGCGTAACACTACAGACGTCATGGAATCTTTCAACGAAGTCTTTAACCGCGTTCTTCTTGCCATGGATACAACAGTAAATCCAAAAGAAGAAAAAACGACAAAGGGCGGCAGAAAAATACCTGTCATTAGCCAGGATGAAATTCAATTAAGACTAAGCCAAAAGCTTCAAGCAGGGACTGCAGTAACAAGTAACCTTGTTAAGTTCTAATGAAATTTCTTAAAAAGTTTTGGGATACAACTGCCAGCATTGCTTTTACAATTGCTGGTAGCGTTGTGGTGTACAATACGCTCTCTGGCAAAACTCAAACAATTGCTTTAATGGCAACTGTAACCGCGTGCGTCGTGCATTACGCCTATAACTTTACGAAATCCGATGAAGCATAGTATAGTAATCGCATTAAAACCCAAAGCAAAACGGTAGGCCCAGAGCTGGCAAGTACGGTATGTATACCGACAAAGCTACAAGGGAATACGAGCAGGCAATCAAAGATGCTTACGTTGCCAATGGTGGCCCCTTGTTCGAAGGACCGGTCAGTATGTCTGTTACTTTTACCAAGGATAAAGTTACTATTACTCTTAGCGAAATAGAAGCTGTGTCTTCTTTGCGCGGCGATGTTGATAATCTATTGAAAGCTATAATGGATGGACTAAACGGCGTTGCCTACAAAGATGATGGTCAAGTTTTAACAGTAAAGGCATATAAAAGGTAATAATATGAAGGATTGCATTGAATTTAAAGGATGCAAAGATAAAGACGGATACGGAAAGCTCACCAGAAATGGTAAAACGTTTCGCGCTCATAAGTATACATGGGAACAGGTAAATGGACCAGTTCCAAATGGTCTAATAGTTAGACATGTTATTTGTAATAATCCCCCGTGTGTAAACGTAAAGCATCTTGCACTCGGAACAACTCAGGATAATGTTAATGATAAAATTAAAGCTGGGCATCAACCGATTGGTGAAAAGCATGGTATTTCTAAACTGACAGAATGTGAAGTTATTGCAATAAAAAAACTTATAGAAAAAAAAGTTATGTATAAAGATATCGCAGCAGAGTACAATGTATCACCTGCGGCCATTGGAAAAATAGCAAATGGTAAAACCTGGGGGTGGCTCAATGCCTAGCAAAAGAACAGAAGGTAAAGTTCCTTCACACGACATAGAATACACAGCCAAAAGAAGAATCAATTGGAAGAATGATTTAGCAATTGGTCATGAAGGTGAAAAAATAGTTCAACGGTTTTTTGGAATGCCTAGACAACGAATTGTTTGAAGTTAAATATGATATGTACCGCAACGGCAGGATGGTTGTTGAAGTGCAACAAAACCCTGGCCGCAAAGGATGGAAACCAAGTGGTTTAGCTACTACAAAAGCTAAATGGTTTATTTACGTGTTCTCGCCGCAGGCATTTATTGCAGTAGAAGTAGATAGACTCAAAAGATATCTTGAGATTAATAATGAGATAGAATTGAAAGAGTTTGTTCCGAACTCCAATAATCCAACCAAAGGATATTTGTTGTATCCAGAAGATATTAACAAATTGTTGAGTTCAGAATTGTATGATGCCAATGTGGTTTTTGACAAGCAGTAAGGACAACCTTATCAATCGTAACGAAATACCATTAGATACTTCGAAGCTGCAAAATATCCCAGATGAATCTCAGCCAATCAATATATGGCAATCTTTGATGCAAACCACGCCGGGAAGCAAACCAAAAATTTCGGCTGATGAACCAGACATAATTAAAGAAGCATTGCTTGATTGCATAGATTTATTGCGAGAACAAGATAGATTTGTTATTGATGCCATCATCTATGAACAAATAACTTATCCTAAATTGGCGGTAAGACTGCGGAGTGTCTACTCCGCATGCGTGGAGGCTAACGCAGGCTGCGTTTGAAAATCTAAAGGAACTGCTTATGATGAACTCTACATTAAGGGATTATCTGATTCCAGATGAACAATGACGATTGGGCGCGCAAGATATTCTCGGAGAATGAGTTAGAAGAATTATCTTTAACATCTGAAAAGATTGTTTATGATTCGGAACATGGGATTGTGGTTAACATTGGTTTGTCCAATGAAATGTGCATTGATTTGATTGAGGCATGGGGTAAAAGCCATCACAATGACCTGGTAGCCCAGATACACATGCTTCATTTTATAGAAGGTTTTATTAATTATTTGAAAGAATATTTAAACGGAGAAGGAATTTCATTTGACGACTACGAATAACTTTGATATAATTAACGTCATGAAAAAACGTAAAACACATCATTATAGAGAAAGCGAAAAAGTTCTTAAGAAGTGGTTCCCCGCTGAACCATTGTTAAAGCTTTTATTAAAAGAAGATACAAGAGAAAACAGAGAAAGATTCATACACCGTATTGGTATTGACCGTTCTAGGTTTTGTGTATTGCAAAAGCCCGGCCAAATGATAAGCGCAGATTACGCAGACAAGTACGCAATCAGAGCTCGGATACCATCCATGTATGATATGGCCAGATTGGTTTTCTGAAGAACCAAAAGAAGGTTCTAATCCTTTACAGAAGAAGAAACAGCCTTCCAAGGAACAAGGCCATATCGTTTATACAGATACGACCCAACCTTAAGATTACAATCTAGCTCCAATAATAAATCAAGTCCGCCTCTGCAAAGAGAGCGGACTGTTTGTTTGTGTACGGAGTTTATTTGTAACAAGCCTCGGTCTATTGAACCGTTCTTGTTCAGTGTCCATATGACTTCGCCCTTTTTATTGAAGCGAGCATTGATTGCTTTTGGATTGCAACCTGATTCACGTTTGGCGATATAAGTAAATTCTTTTACCGGCAATCCGTGCTGTCTGAAGTGTTTCTCAAACCTGGCGCAAGGGTCGACAGAACCATGTGCGGGTACGGCGTTGCCCAACAACAACGCCAGAGAAACTAAGATGGGTCGAATCAAACGACCTGACTGGACTCCCCGCCACCACCACCGGATGACTTTGGCTTCTTTGCCTTCTTATCAAAGCCGGAGAACACTTCGTTTATCTCCGAGTTTGTTAGTCTGCCATCATCTAAGAACGCACGCGACAGTCCTTCAACCACCACTGCTACGCCACCGATACCAGCCATCATGACTGCTTTCCAAAGTGGCACACCTGCTATTGCACCAGCACCAACGACCGATAGGCCCGACGCTGCAAAGGTTGCAAGGATTCTTAATAATATGTTTTGTAATTGGCTCATTTATTTTTCTCCTTTTCCTTCTTTTGAAATTTAGCTTTATCTGTTTCATCTAAGAGTTCAAAGAATCTTCTCCAGATTTCTTTTCTTTCATCTGATGGCAGTTGTTGGAAAAATGGCACACCAAATAAACTTAATCCTGCATTAATTTCTTCGTTTCTTGCATCTTGTTCATCCCCAACTTTTTTAGTGCCGGCAATCTTTTGCATGAACTCAAATCTTCTCAATGGTGTCATGTTTGCATAACGCGCAAGCAAGCTTAATGGTGCACCAACTTGACGTAATGCATAAGTAAATCTATTGAAGTTAGCATCTGCTGACCTCTCATCGGTTACAGGAGCACCGCTAAAGAATTGTTTGTTCTTCCAAAGTTCTAATGGAACTCTGGCGATTGGTGACACACGAGATAATAATCTTTCTGGTGAAGTAAACGCTTCCTGTAAAAGACCTGGTTGACCAGCACCAGGAAATCCAAGGTCTGGTTGTAAGTAAAGATTGTCACCAAATGGAAGCTTAAATGCACCAGCCTCTCTTCTATATGAACGCAAGAATGGACTTTCGTTTTCTTCGTCTCTTAGATTCTGTCTAAACTTATTATAAGTCACATATGCTTTTGGATTAAGCCACATGTTTTCAATTTGTAATGGCGTGTTTCTTGATGCCCAAGTCCAGAATGGAATAATTTGTTTTAAAAATCTATCTGCTGTTGACAAGTCATTGTAGTCAATCAAATACTTTTGTGTTCTTGCGGCAGCTGTTGCTGCATCAAAACCTTGTTGCAGACCATCAAAGGTAAGCATGAAGCGGTTCATTCCTTCAATCCATTGACCAAATTGACGTGAACCATAGATTGGTAAACCAGCAATTTGAGAAGCTGTTCTTGCTCCTGGAATTGGACGAGCAAGTATTGTATCTTTAAGTCCAGGAACTTTAGTTACAATTGGCAATGTGCCAGTTGCTTCTCTACCAAATATACCTGGTCTACCAACACCTGCAGCATCTGCAATTTCACCGAACTGACCAAATCCTGTGGCACCAGAATAGGCTAATGATTCACGAACCGCTGCTCTATCTGCTTCTTTTACTGATTCTTTTAAGAATTGTTCAACGGTTTTGCCAGCTTTTTGAGCCTTTAACCATTGGTTGTAGGTCTTTAATGCTTTAGTAAGATTGACTGGATTACCGCCAGCAGCAATCATCATAAATGTGTTAGTAAGTCCGTTACGAATATGAAACCCTGGTGTTAATGTAACATAAGATTTAAAGAATGTATTGTAATCTCTTAACAATGCGTCTGCTGCACGAACAAACGCTGGGTCATCAAGTCTTTTAACATTGTTAAATATTTCCAATACCTCATTGCGAACTGCAACATCTGGTATTGTTTTTGTATTTAGTACATTAAAACCATCAAGGACAACTCTTTGTACGCTTTGCCATCTGGATGGAGAAGTAACAAGAAAATCTTTAGTTGTATTATTTATTGCAAGAGCAAGACCATTTGCAATATCTTCTATTTCTGCTCTTAATAATGAACCCATCGTTGGGTCAATTGCGCCAGCATCAATCAATCTATTTGTTGAATTTATTTTATCATCTAACTCAAGCAATGCTTCTTGAAATGCTTCTCTGTCTATTGGTGCTGCACCAGCAAGTTTTGATTGTAGTGCGGCAATGTCATTTCTTATTTTAAGAACATCAGCTTGATTCCACAGCTGTAATTTATCTGGATTCATTAATCTAGCAACAGTGCTTTGTAGTGTGCCAAGTTCCATACCACCAGGCTTTGTGCCTGTTTTTATAGTAGTTGGAAGCATACTAATATCTTGTGCCAAACCACCAGCAGATGCTGGAGATGCAGTTGTTAATTTATCAAGAGCAGTTGCATACGCAATATATTTTGCGTGATTCTGACCATAGGCAGCCAATGCTTTTGCTGGGTCAAGTTCAAAAAAATCAAATCCAAGTGTTGGGCGCGCAAGGTCATTTAGTTGTGCGGTTGTTTCAGTTCCGTCAAGAACATTGCCAAACCATGGTTTACCTTTTTCAAGAGCTCTTGGAGTAAAATTTCCAAGAAAGAATGTTCTATCTACGCCAAGGTCAGCTGCAGCTTTTGCTGCTGCATCTGCGTTTTTAGATGCCCATTCAACTGCTTGTGTGCTTTGTACGCGTGGAAAGTAATCAGGAAGTTTTGCTAATGGGCCAGCACCAAGTATGGCAGCAGCCGAATTTGCTTCTCTGTAGAATTTGTCAAGAACATCTCTTACCTGGTCATAGACTGCGCGTTCTTCTTTGCTTAGTGCACGAAGCCCAGCAGTAGTCCAAGATGACTCAGGAGTGCTAAGATGCTGTGATATATCTTGAAGTACTTTTGCATTCTTACCAGAAGTAATTTTTCTAATTGATGCGCCAGTTATTTTTCTTTGCAAGTCTAATGCACCACGATATGCTGTGTCTGCAGCAAGTAATTGGACATAATCTTTTGCAACGTTTGCTGGTACGCTTTTGTTTCTTAAGGATATACGCATTCTTAAAATATCAGTTGAACCAAACAATCCACCTTCACCAGTTGGCGTTATTGTATTCAACATCTTTTGACCAAGGTCTGATTGAAACACAGCAAAGCGTGTACCAGAAAGAGTTGTTCCAAAGAAGTCTGTAAGTTTAGCTGTAAATGGAATTGTGTACTTAGGACCAAAAGGTATACCAATGCGTGCACCGCTTCTTACACCAAGAGTTCTAGCAGCTTCTCCTCTTATTGCAGCATAACCTTTTGCTGCTACTTCTTGAATAAAATCATCAGTTAATACGGTAAGTGCTTGTTGCGCTACAGCTTTTTGTCCAGCTGTTGATGCTGCATCATCTAGTATTTGTTGTGCGGCAATTTGTGCACTGGCCATATTATTAGCAAGAGCTTCTTTAGCTGGTCTACCGTATACTCTTCTTGGTGCTGCTGCTGCTGCTTGTTTAAATGCTTTATCTGCTGCTTGTGCTGCTGCTTCAGCTGCTTGTTGTGCTGCTGCTTTTTCTGCTGCTGTAGCTAATGGGTCCGCTGCTAATCTTGCTGCAGTTTGTGCTGCTTCTGCTGCTGCTATATCTGCAGCTTCTCTGGCTGCTGCTGCAATAGATGCTTTGGTTGCCCCCTTGACGCCAGCTTCAATTGGTTCTACAAATGCACTACCACCAAACGTAGCGTACGTTACTGGGTCAAGTAAAGCATCATAAGAAAAATCAATGATACCGTCAATGATTGCATTGCCAGTTTCTGGCACATAAGGACTATCTGATGCGCTGTAAGTAAAATCTTTTGTTGCTTTCTTCAAATCTTCAAATGATGGAGCAGTTGTTCTTGCTTTACTCTGTATTGTTTTATCCTGAAGAACTTGTGCTTCTTCTAATGTTTTAGCAGCATCAATTCCAGGGATTGGAGTGTTAATAACATCAGACCAGTTTCTAATATAATAATCACCAGGTTTGGCAATTGGTAGACCTGTTTGTGGATGGACTGGAATATAATCAGTAGCGGTGTATTTAACTGGTTCTTGTCTTAATACTTTTTGCTTAACAAAATCAATAGCTTCTTCATTGGCGGAGATAACAAAACGTCCACCAGTTGCTAATCCACCTAACGCTGGAGCAACTACTGTTTGTATTGGTCTAAATTCTTTTGGACCAGGAAGTCCTATGTTAGTTTCGCCACGACCAGGCAAAAAACGTGTAAGTGGTATTGTATCTGGGATAATATCCCATTTAAATATTTTTTCTATTTTACCTTCTTTTGGACCTTCACCAGTAACAATTTCTTGTATTTCTGTAGTTGGTACACCAGCTTTGATTGCATTTCTTGTTTGGTCGCGCAAAGCCTTTTGTGCTTCTAAAACATCAGGAGAAGTAAACTCAGAACGCGGAACCTGTATTGGACCAACTTTGATTGTTTCAGATGGAGGAGGTGCTCCTTGACCAGAAAGTAAACGTGATAAAGAACTTTGTGTAAAAGCTGGCTTTGGAACCGTTGTGCTTGGTGTAGTTGCAGGTATAGTTGTAGGCGTAGTTGTGCTACTTGTTAAAAGTTTTGAAAGTGCAGACTGCTTACCTGGAACTGTGGTAGGCGGAACTGGCGGAGTAGTATTGCCTGTTCTCGGTGCCATTATTTAATAGTCTTTCCTTTAACTGATTCTCTTCTTTTAACTTCATCAAAAAATGGTGTAGCACCTGATTCTATAAATTTGGTAAATAATCTATCTTCAAAACCTGCTGCTTCTGTTTTCATTTTACCAAAAGCAGCAGCAGATTCAGGACCAGCAGCGCCTATGTATCCAGCTGGAGCAGTCGAAGCTAATTGTTTTGCGCGTATTGCCTGTGGACTGGTTATATATTTTTCTACAGATGGATGAGTTGTAAAATCAATAATACCTGCTGCTAAATCTGTTGTTTTACCATATCTAATTTTTGGATTAGGAAGATTGGCTTTATAATATTTATCTTTTGATAAAAAGTTTTTTGCTGCCGTAGTTGTTTTTCCAAAATCAGTGTAAATTTTATTTGCTTGACTTATTGCATCTGATTCTTTTAATCCACCAAATACAGATTCGTCTGTTAATGCGTCATTTCTAATTGAAGCAATAACTGAATCTAAAGATAATCCCTGTTGTGCAGCGGCAGCAATGTCTTTGATATATTGATTTGAACTATTTAATGCTGAAGAATAAGTTGGCGCTGCTGTCTTTATTAATTGATTATATCTTTCTGGGCCATAAATACCCTTAAAATAATCAATAGTTTGTGCATCATCTAAGTCCTTTGGCCTAAATGTATTTGGCCATATCGAAGCAGATATTGCACCTAGTTCTTCATCAAAAGCATCTTCTAGTTTTTCTGGCTTTAAACCTGGACGAGAAGCGGCAAACTGAGCTTCGAATGCACGTGCACGCTCAGGCGTTGCGCCTGCTGCTACTAGTCTTTGTGCTATTGTTGCCATTAGAATGCCACCATTGCGTTGCCGATTGGTAATCCTCCGCCACCACCGCCACCACCACTGTAGGTTGGCGACTGCTGTGCTTGTGCAATCAATTGTAGCAGAGCATCTACTCCTACTGGTGGAGTTGTTCCAGCACCTATTTTACTAAGTGTATCTTCTGCTGGTGATGGTTGCACTGGTGGTTTTACATATCCAGTGCCGTAAAGAGCAGCAAGTGCATCTTGAATTGCTTGGTCTCTAGCTGCTTTTTGTTGTGCGGCTTGCAATCTTGCTGCACTAATTTGTTGTGCTAGTTGTGCCAATGCACCAAGTCTTTGCTGTTCAAGCTGTGATGTTCCTTGACCATATATTGCTTGTAGATTAGCTAGTTGAGAAGCAAGTCCCATTTCAGCTTCTGCTTGACGTGAAGTCTGTCCTGCTTGTTCTCTAGCAGCAAGTACATTGAGCAGTTGATTGTAGTTTGATGCGCCACCGGCACTTTGGATATTAGCTAGGCGTTCTGCTTCTTGTGCAGCTGCGGGACTAACTCCTTGACCTGCCATGTATTGACCAAGACCAGTTTGAGTAATCGTTGGCATGGCGCGTTGAGCTTGTGCAAATGCAGTTGGCTGATTTCTTGCAAGATAATTTTGTAGATTAGAAAAACCAGTTGTTGTCAATCCAGTTGCCTGACCTTGACGCTCTTGTAGCTGTTTTAGTAAAGCTGCTGCTTGGTCTTGAATATATTGTTGACCAGATTTTTCTTGTGCTTCAATTTCACCAGTTACAAGAGATGGAATACCAGCACCGAGTTGCCCTTTAAGGTAAGCTTCTTGTGCTGCTGCACCCTGTTGCTGTCTAGCAAGAGTACTAGAAGATGCTGCAAGTTCATTTGCATACTTTTGTCTTTCTAATGCTGCTCTTTGTAATGCAGCTTGTCCAGAAAGCGATGAACTTCCAGAACCTTTAGAGGTGTCATCTGTTAAGGTTACTCCACCGGTAGGGTCAAAAACAAATTCATCATCAGTTTTTTGTGGTTTAGTTGAAATTATTTTACCAAGTCGTCTTGAAATTACAGCCATTGTATATACCTACCTTAGCTGCAGAAGTGCTGCAGCATCCTCTGATATTTGTCTTGCTTTAGTTCTTTCCAAGTCAGATAATCCTGTCTCTAACTGCTGTTGTGCTTGAGTCGCGCCTAGGTCGTAACCTCTAAGGGCGCCTGCCAAATCTTCTTTAGCATAACCTAGCCCACGTGCTCTTTGTTTGGCATAACTTTCTAAAGCCTGTTTATAAACACCAGAACGAGTGCCCATGCCCTGTAGTCCTCTGCGGCCATAAGAAGCTGTTAGCTTTGGAACCTGACCCAAACCACCACCAGCGGTTCTACCAAAGGCTGCCTCTTCCAATTGTAAAATAGGACGTTGACCGCGTGTTTCAGCCAAATAACGATTGTATGCGTTCATTGCTGCTTCTTGTGCATACTGGTCAAAAAGACTTCTTCTCAGAGCCTCATATATTGATGGGTCAAATGCCATATTGTAATCTCCTACTTATATAGTCAAAACATTACTTAAGGTAGTCATACCACTTAACAACGGCGTATCTAATGCCCTTTGTTATTGGATGAACCTGGTGCATGTAAGGAAAGCCTGACGAAAATACCACAATCTCTCCTGCTTCTGGTTTAATTTTAAGATTAAACTCTTTAAATTCTAACTCTCCACCTTCAAAGTCATCATTTAAAAATAAAGATAATGACACTATCCTTGGAAACTGTGGATGGTCATCAATATGATTATGGAATTTATTTCCTTCTTCATAACGCAATAGAACGGTGTGATGACTAATCAGGGGCACTATGCTGTATCTGCCTCTAAAGTCTTCTATAATCGCATCCAGGCCCGTCTGGAGGGATTCTGCTGCCCTTCTGATTGGGTCCTGTGGATGACAACTAAGTTCTTTATCGGTTATAAAATAATTGTAACAATTTCTTGCATCATAGTTTACACCAGGCTTATTATCTTCAACTAAAACTTGAGCTGCTTGCCATTGTTTAAACATTGCATTTTGAATCAAACCTTTTAATATGCGAGCTGATTCTCTAGCAATCTTATATTTGATAATACCAGGTGCCAATTCTTTTTTTGCCATTACCGTCATGTCGACTGTCTCTGGCTCGGAATCTGTTGCGTGTCCTACAATCTTATCATATAAATTTAAAGCATTTGAATAATCATGACATGAACAGACTGGTTGATTTATCGGGCCATCCGGCATTGCCAAGTAACGATTGCGATTAAAGAATCTTATGTCACCATCGCTGCCATATTTATAAATACCAGCTTTATCTTTTTGTATCCAATGGTCTGGTTGTGTAAAGTGCAAGAATAAAACTGTTGTAAACTTTTCTGGGTCTTGAGTCGGATACGGTGGCCTTGCATGCATGTGCTGTTGGCCGCAGAATATGATTGCATCGTTTGGATTCTGCTCAAAGTGTTGACCTTCTACAATCAATCCCCAGTTAGCAGTATTTTCTATGGTTATATCTATCGTTGTTTGCGTGCCATTCTGGTCGGTATGCTCCCACAAATGTGGTACGCATCCGTCTTTCCTTTGATATCTTACCGCAAAGAAATAAGCTTTTTTTAAAGAATCATCATTAAATAATTCTCTTGCTTTTTGTATGCAGTGCTCTTCAATATCTGGGTCGAACTGTACTGGTGCTTCCCATCTTGCAAGCATTGTATGAAAATCCAAGCGGTCAGTACCAAGGCCAGTATCTGCCACATTTTTTTTAACTCTCTCCAACATTTCTGCAGGGAAAAAGTTTTTTATAATCTTTGGTTCTGCCAATATCTCAGGCAGTTCAAACATTAATTCTTTTGTTATCATTACCAACGACCAAGTGGGCATGTTGCGTTTTGTAATTTAACTTTTAGACTCATAAAACATCCGCACTGTTTGCATTGTTTGGTTGCCTTGATTAACTCAGGACAGTCCATGCACAATGACATGCGCGTGCTTTCTATTTCATCCGATACTTTGACAGTGCTTGGATTAATTACGTCCCATGGTCTTGTTGTTCCAAGTTTCTTTTTATATTCAGTCCACGCTGACATTGAACTTTTCTCCGTCCCACTTAGAACCAAGCGGAGGTTGATTGTTTGGTGGAACACTTACAAACTTTGGGTCAGAAGAAAATATTGCAACATGCATTTCTTGTGTTATTGGCATCGTTAAGTGATGCACAACTTCATTATCAATTAATATTGCAAAAGTTACAAATTCTTCTGGATGACTAAATGGTGTTTTCATATTTTCCTTCGTTGTTATATTTTAGTCTAAGCAGATGTTTTGGAATGTATTGCTACAAACTGCTCCACAGCTATCATAGCACGTAGTGTATACGCCCAAGTTGCTTCCTGTAAACGGACAGTAACCAAGAGTCGATTGACAGTTTCCACAACCAGTGCATGCTGGTGTAACAGGTGGTGTTACCGGTGGAGTTACTGGAGGTGTAACGGGTGGAGTTACTGGAGGCGTAACTGGTGGTGTAACCGGTGGAGTTACTGGTGGTGTAACTGGAGGTGTTACAGGTGGTGTGACCGGCGGCACCACTGGTGGAACGACTGGCGGTACGACTGGAGTTACCGAGTTAGATGCTGCAGAATATGGACTGTTGACACCGTAAGAAGTTTCTGTTCTAACCTGAAAAGTATAAGATACACCGTTGGTCAAACCAGTTACGGTTATTGGAGAAGTAGAACCGGTTGCAACTACGCTACCTGGTGTTGATATTGCGCGATAAGTTACCGCACCACCTTTGCCTGTGTAGGTTGGTACGGTAAATGCAACAGTTGCCTGAGCGTTGCCAGCCGTGGCAGTACCAATAGTTGGTGTGCCAGGCGTAGAACCTGCTGCTCCAAATGCGCCTATAGTTGCCATGTTAAGCTGCTAAGTCTCCAATAGCAATCCATGTGTTTGTGCCTCTACAAAGCAGCATTGCGGCTGAGTATTGAGCGCGAAGTTTTAATCCCGGTGTTCCGTTTACTGTCACACCTACTGCACCAGCAATAGTTGTTTGACCAGCGCCAGTTTGTATTACAGTGATAGTTGTTCCAGTTGGAAATGCAACAGAAGAAAACAACGGAATTGTAAGAGTTGTTCCAGATGCGTTGTTCATTTCGACTACTTTGCCATCGTCGGTAAGAACAAGTGTATATGCACCAGTTGTTAAATTAAAATCAAGATGATAAACAACATTGTTTGTTACTGCAATTGACGTTGCTGATGCGACGCCAAGTATCGGCGTGGTTAAGCTTACCGAAGTTTGAATCTTACCAGTAGTTACTGCACCAGTTGCAATCTTGGCTGAAGTAATTGCACTGTCTGCAATGTCTGTTGTGCCTATTGCACCTGCATCAAAGTTGTTGCCTGCAGATAAATCTTCGCAGAAGGTCTTGACGGCGGTGAAGTTTGAGTTCATCTCCGGTGCGTCAATGACCTCGCCATTGTTAAATGAATTTGGAATGGATAACGTTGCCATTACTTTTGACTCCTTACTTTACGTCTCTTGTATTTGTATGCGATTGAATTTATTCCCCATTGTCTTCCTGGGGGACCATTTACGCCAGTTAAATGTGCATTTGGTCCTTCGAACTTTAACTGTACAGCTTTAGCTCTTTTAAGTCTGCCACCTCTTTGAATACCTTCTTGAAGGTCGCTTTCACCAAACTCATCAGTTCCAAAAATTGCGGTTCCCCATAACCCACCTATAGTAACTGGTTCCAACGAAATTGCGTGGCTTCCAATAGGACTTTCTGTATTGAAGTCATGATACACGTTGACGGTAACTTCTGTGTTTTCATCGACTGGACGAACGACATACAAACTTCTTACAAATGTTTTGTCTTGTACGTAACGGTCATCATAGAACCAGGGTGTAGTAAAGACTGTTTCAAAGTCTCCTGACTCATCACCTTCTGGCACGTCGTCTTGTACGTTTTGCGGAATATCATCTGAGTATTCAAACTCATCAACATACATAACATATTTAAAATCTGAATCTGGATGAATCATCAAATGCCATATGTCACCGTTTGCATCATTCCAATCACAACCAGACAATAATGCATATCCAGTCAGCTCTACGGGAGTCGCTGCAGAATACCATGTTGCAGATTGATACATGGTAAAAGCGCCGGATTGACCAATGGATGGGTCAAATATAAAATTAACATTTGGATAATCTACTGCAACACCAGTTGGATTAGAAGTAGAACTGTTTGTATCTGTTGAAAAATCAAATGGTGCAGACATCCATAGTCTATCGTTTACATATGACATTGTGACGTCTGTCAGTTTATTGGCATTTATTCTATTTGTGTCAATGGTTGGCTTTAATCTTGCGAACAAGTCTTGAATGCCGTTACGGTTAAAGAACAACAAACCTGATGGATAATCAAAAAAGAACGCCCCGCCACCGCCTTCTACAACATGCTGTGGATATTGTATTCCTACCGTTGTAGAAAGTTCTACTAGTTGGAAACTATCTGCATCGTAACCCATAAGCAAATAAACTGCCTTAGGTTTGAATATTAAAAGTTGTCCATCAACCACGGCAAGACCGCGGATACCTTCACCGCCAGCAATGATATCGATATAGTCATCTTGATAATAATCTTCTGGTCTGTTTTCATGCGACCAACGAATTCTATTAGGATGGTCTTCTAAAGTTGGTGTAGCATCGTCGTTTAATTCTTTTGTATTTGCTACGAAAAGTTTGTTTGCGTGCGCTCTGACATGTTCTGCTCTTGGCATGTAGCCGCCAGTTGGATTTTGATATGGTTGCCACGTTGGGCCAGATGCTGCGAGTGCAACTGCATATGTGTTAAGTTGATTCCATTTGTACATTTGGCTTGCATCTTTGCCGATTGCAAAATACAAAGTATCAAGCCATTGTGTCATGCCGGCACCATTGGTTGATTTTACGGCGATGTCATTGCCAGAAGAATATTGCAAAGTTGAAAAGTTGCTACCAGTAGATTGATATATTTTGCCGTCAGTCATGCCGTCTTTGCCGGTATTTAGCATTATTCTTGGTGTAGTGGCATCTTTGTAATTAAACAAACCCTTTGGTTTCCAGTTACCGCTGACTTGTGTCGTATGCTTTTTTCTGTATGCAGCACGACTAAACACGCCACCGCGTGGGTCCACGTCAAGATTAAGTACGAATGGAGACTCGTTGTCTCTCAACTGAAATTGGTCAGCGCGAAAATTTAAGCCACCAGTAAAGTCTCTCTTTTGGTCAAAAAGAATTTGAGCCATCTTAGAATGCCACACCTAAAGGGTTTGGACTACCTGGCAATACGCGCATATTTGAACTATCACTCCACCACCAATCATACGGTGTAAGTTGCAAGCCACCAGACATAATAAGCTGTCTGTTGCTTGAAGGTGCAGTCAACTGTCCTTGTATGATTGCTACTGCTTTTTCAAAGCTGCGCATGTATTCGTTTGACATTTCTGTATCTTCTTGGAATTGGAAGATGCGTGCCATAACATAATTGATAAGCGGCAGTTGCATTTCTGGGTCAATGTCTATAGATGTATTTTCGTCACTAAACCAAGTTAATAACGGAATTCTGTAAGCACGAATTGTTATAGTGTAAACATCATTTGGTTTTGGCCAAAGATTTATTTGACCACCCCATATAGAAAAATATGCAGGAATATTAGCTTGGTCTTGCGAACCAACCCAAATTGATTCACACCTTGCTTGGTCTAAATATATTAAAGCATTACCTTGTCCGTTGTTTCCAGATGCGGGACCATTATTTACAAGAGCAATAATTTGATAAAAATCATCTATTGTTTTAGAACCTACTGTTGGTATTGTTTGTGTAAACGAAGAATATCCTCTAATATTATTTACTGTTGCAAACGAGGAAGTTGATTGATAATATGGCCAACGTTGACTTAACGCTACAATCTTTTGAAAACCTTCTTTTATGAATCCATTTACAAGGTCGGTTGATATATCGGCATTTTCGCTAATGTTGCCAATGTCTAAGTCTGACAATTCGCCAACCAACTGACGCATTTGCGTAAGTGTTAAATTAGCATTTTGAAATGGAATAGCCATTTAAAACTCCTACTCTTTTGGGTCTAAAGCTGCGTCTTGGTTTTCGCCAATCTTCTTTAGTGCATTAAGATGACCGACACAATAGTCAGTGCCCTTTGCCTTTGGGGCTTTGCATTCTTCTTCTTTTTTGTTCATCGCTTGGCACAAGCCGCTTTTGTAATGCACGCCTCCGTATGGAATACCAGATGGTGGAGCAATCTCCACGCCTGTACCATGATAGTCGGCGCGTCCGTTGCCAATATGGCGTGCGCCATCTACGGTGCCGTAAGGTTCTGTTCCTGCTAAACCTTGACCTGCACCTTGTGTTTGTTTGTTCATATTATTCTCCTTCGCTTGTGTTAAATGTAGAACATGCCGCCAAGGGCTCCTTCACCCCTGGCGGCACGTAATTAGTTTTACTGATTAGGCTTCTGTTGGCCAGTTAACACGGCTCCATTTAAGGACACTGGATTTAGCTACTACTGAAATTTGACCAGTGTTTTCTGCGATACCAGTTACACCAACGAAACCGTCTGTTGATACAGACACTATTCCTTTTAACGTACAAACGTTGGCACCAGTTGGGAAAGCAACTGGAGATGCAGTTCCGTGGTCTGGTGTGTTGAACGCAATGCATTGAGTTCTGACAACAGTAGTTGCATCGGTTGTATTGAATTCGCAAATCCAAGTTGGGAAAACACCGCTATTGAGTGCTGACGATGAATTGATTGAAAAGGCTGCGCCTTCTGTTCCTGCTGTTGCAGTGTAGGTAATGATTGCTTCAAAAGCATACACCTCACCCGCTTTTGCATAGAAACCAAAGTCTTCATCATCTATATAACTATACGATGCTGTTAACGTTTTTGCTGTTTTGAGAGCGTTTGTGCGCTCTACAATGAATTTATTATTTGTTGCCATAGTTGTATTTCTCCTTGCCTTTCGGCAGATACCTAACTAATGTTTTATTAATTAGAGTTGTTTGTTTGTTTTTGTATTGCGGGGAATCGCTGGTGAGGGAAGAGCTGCCCGAAGGATGACAGCCTTTAAACTTCCCCCACCAACGAAACTTTATCAGGCGTCAGCCGTGAGGTAGCCTTGACGTGAACGGTTGCTGCATGTCAACTGACCATAGGCCAACACGAGGGCGTAGCGGGCGTCAACGCCAGCTACTGTGCCGTTCATGAAGTCTGTGGTCTTGAACCAGTAACCATTCAAGCCGGTGAGCTTGAGATACTTCGTGTTAAGGAAGTACATTGGTGCATCAGTTGCATCAACTGCCAATTCAAGGTCGAACACGATTGGTGTTTGCTTGAACATCAAGTTTGTGAAACCAGCATTGGCTTTAGCAACGTCCTGATAACGAACGTTGTTTGTAAGCAATGACTCGTACTTCTCAAACAAGCTAGTGTTCGTGATAATCAAATCAGGAACATCGCTACCTTTTGAAGCACGGTTGTACACATCGGCCATGTTCTGGGTGCTAAGTGTTGCGCCCATTGTGCTGCCCTGTGTTGGGTTCCACCAAGTGTTGGTTGTGGAGTCAATGCCACCGACTGTGTTGTTCTGGGTTCCAACTATGTTGCCCAGACCATTGAAGTCAGATGCTGCTGATGCTGAACCGAAGAGTTGCTCGTTAAGAGTTGTCTTCAGCGACATTTCAGCCTGCATGATTTTGGCATTCAACAGTTTGATGATTGCCTCTGTGCCACGGTTCTTTGCTTCTTCAATACCGCTGATTGCGATAGAAGCAGCCATCTGCTTCCAATCGTACTCGGCAGCTGAGATGCCTTCCTGTGGAGTGAGGTCAATTGCATCGTAACCTGAGTAGGTTGCAACTGTGTCGTTCACTGCGTACATAAGTGGCTCAATTATTTGAGTGCCACCCTCTTCGACGCGAACGCGACCACGCTCATTGAGGTGGTTAAGAAGGACTAGGTCCTTGAAAATGTTGTCTACTAGTGTAGGCTGATAGTTCTGCAGCGTAGTTGACAACAGTGAATTAAAGTCGGGATTACCGGCCATGTTATTCTCCTTGTTGTTTGATTAGAGGTTTAATGTCTTTTTGGCCTGTTCAAAGGCTTCAAAGACCGACGTTGGTTTTTGAGTTTTTGCGGCAACCGAATTCTTAGTAGCAGAACCGCCCGACACCACTGATGCCGAACGCTTTGCTTCCACTCTAGCTTGTTCTTCCATAAGCTTCTTCTTTGCCTCAGAGGCTGTAGAATAAACTTTATCAAAGGTAATCTGTTTAAAGACTGCCTCTAAATCTGTTGAACCTATTGCCAGAGCTTTAGCAACTACTTCATCTGCGTTGAAGTCTTCGCCGTATTTACTCTGCAGAGAATCAACTGTTCTAGTAAGTTCATCCATTGCTTTTGATTGCTCGAAAGCTGCGATTCGCTGTTCTAGTTGTCGAAGTTGCTTTTCAGCTGGGTCTAGATACTCTTCCTCAACCTGTTGGTCTTGGATTGGAGCGCTTAGTCCGTAATGCTGTTGTAGCGCCTGCAAGGTGCTTGCTGGGTCCTTTGCCAATGATTCTGCTAAGGAAGCTGCAAACTGTACTTGCTTTCTCTGTTCAGCTAATTCTTGGGTCTTGCGGGTATAATCCGCTTGACGTTGGTAACCGCTGAGTGCCTCTTTAAGGGGAACTGCAACTTCTTGACCATCTACTTGGATTTTAACGACTTTGTCGGCTACATCTGTATAGTCAAATAAATCTAGTTCTTCTTGCGGGGCTTCTGCCGTAACCTCTGCAACGTTATCAACTTGTCCGTTTTCGGCGGGGTCAACTGCGGTTTCAGAGCTAGCATTATTAATTGTATTAGTTTCTGACATTTGGAATCCTATCCTTCTGTTTGGTTGTTCCTTGGGTATTTTACATACTCCTCTACTTATAATAGAAAAGTATTACATTACATTACTTTATTTTACTGCCCACCCAATAATGCTTGAATTATTTCGGGAGGAAGACTTTGAATGCTGCCCGGTAAGGCGCTTGTGGTTGGTTGCCCGCCTGGACCCTGTATTGGTCCGCCTGGAATTAAACCTGGTGGTAATTCTGTTGGCATTTGTGGGGGCATTGGGGCTCCACCCATTTCAGGTGGCATACCCTCCATGCCTGGTGGCATGCCTTCTGGCATCTGCGGTTCTGGTGCTGGTGGCGCTTCTTGCAAGAAAGAACCCGGGTCTTTGACGCCAAAGCCTTGAGATAGTACATATTCTGCTAGTTTTGGCAAGTTTACAAGTCCAGCTTGGGCAAAAGGTTGCATTGCCGAAACTATTTGTAAAGCCATATCCCTACGGAAAGCTTCGTTTCTTGGAGCTGTAGAACCAGCCTCAACTGTAAAATCAAACTCACCAGATATATAATCTTTATCAAATGTTAACCAAACTGGAGCATTTTCAGTACCAATAATTCTTATAGTCTGTTCACCAGTTAAGAACTGTTGGGCAAGCATAATAAGATTAGAAGCACAAGCAGCTATAGCGTTTTCAATAGCAACCAGTTTTTCTGCTACTCTAGCATTGCCGGCCTCTGCAATAATTGCAGCTTCACGGGCAGTACGAGTAGTCTCTGGAATTGCACCACGCTGATATTCAGATACACCAGATACACGGTCAATGTCATTTTGAATTAAACTTGACTGATTATAAAATTCTGGTGGGTTGATTAATGCCGGCATTGGCACGACTACATTGTTTAAATTTTCGCCTGACTTGACTGGAACTATAACGTTATCTTCATCAGAAGCCAAAGCTTGACGACCGTCGTCATCAAATGCTGATTCCTGGAACAACCACTTGCGGCTGTAGCGCTTTCTATGCAACATCATCTGTGTACGAGTTTCGTTTAATTCGTACTGCAGTGGCTCGATTGCTTCAAGTTCACCCATTGGATAGAAGAAACCTGGAATCTCATAATTGCGCAACATAAAGAATGGATGACCAAATTCATATGGCATCTTGATTGGTTTAATTAAAAACTTATCCCCACCTGAATCAGAAAATACTGAAAGCTCACCAGTATCAATATTATAATATTCATAAATATCACAGTATGCTTCATCCGATGAAGAACCACTATCTACTCTATAGCCTTTGTCCATATTTGCATATTTTTGATATGATGATGGACTTAAATCTTTTCTTGCTGCGGCATCGTAACGCTTGTCTGCTTTTGCATCTTTGAACGGACGGCGCGTGCGTTGTGCAATCCAACGTGCATCTTCCATGCACATTGCATCTGGGTCGACAAACATTTCAAATGGGTCAACACGCTCTAAGAATGGTCTATCTTCTCTAATAATTAATTGAGATTCAACATCATCTGCTGGTTCTCCAACAGCCGCTTCATCAGCAGAATATTCAACATTATCTATTTTTGATTCTTCAATAAAACGATAACCAGTTTTAACCCAACCATGTCCAAGTATAAGATAGTCTTTTACTGCGCGTTGAAACTCTGGTTGACAACCATAATGCTGCCACCAGTAATTGATAATAGATTCTGTAAGAATTGCTTTTTCGGCATCTTCTGGTCTACGTGGATTTACGTTAATCTTTGGGCGACCAATAGAAACGGCAGGAGCCAATGTGTTGATTGTTGAGAATGAAATATTAACAAGCAATCTATCACCAACTGCTTGTCCACGATACTGGCGACCACGATACAGGTTGATTAATCTTTGCCACAGTTGGTCATAGTTTTCATTTGCACGCCATTTTTTAGCGTAGTCTAAATTTTTTCTATAACCTGATAATTTATTTGAATTTGATTCGCGTGCCATTTAACAAACCTCTTGTTTCTTCTTCTTGTAGCCGCCGTTGTCTGACCTGCCTTTTTTTTCTCTATCCATGGCGTTATCTTTAGGTGTTCCTAACCATAAATGTTCTGGATTAACGCAACTACGAACGTCACAAGTATGACAAACATGCAGTCCTTCTGGAATTTCTCCATTAATTAATTCCCACGATAGTCGGTGAGTGCTTATGAATTTTTTATTAATATTAATTTTTCCATAACCACCTTTAGTTAAAGCACCTGTCCATAGCCAACAAGAATCTGTCTTACTTACTTTATTGTAAAAACGATTCATCGGCAGTCCCATTTCCTTAATGCCAACGCCTTGCGTGTTGGCCTACCTTTAGAATCCTTCATCGGGCCAGGCATTCCGCCCATTCTAGCACAGAATGATTTTCTTCTTGCTGCAGCTTTAGGTGATTTCTTTGCTTGCTTAGCAGACACCGGCGGCTTCAGATTCATGCCTTGTGCCTTAGCAGATGCACGACCTTTAGCATTCAAGCCACCCTTAGGATTCTTTCCTTCTTTTCTTTGCCACGCTGGTGTCTTTGGCATTATTTATTCTTTCTATTTGCTTTTGCTGCTACACGCATTGAGTCGATTAAATTAGGGTACTTGCGTCCTGCTTTCTTAGCTGCAGCTTTAGCTGATGCCTTCTGTGCAGGTGTAAGTTTCTTTGGTTTACCCAATGACTTAGGACGTGGTTTTTCCCACACTGGTTTATTACTTTTTTTTGCTTTTGCCATTTTTCTTTTTCCTTCTTGGAACGTAGTTCTTAGTTGTAGTTGAAGGTAAAGTTGGGTAATTTGGATTAGCTGGCATACTCTTCTTCTTCTTCGCCTTCTTCTTCCATTTCTTCATGCTCAGAATTCTTCATGACTTTACCATCTGGCATGTAGTGCCAACCTTCAGGAAGCTTTGGTGCATCGGCTGGCTTTTTGCCTTTGGCTTGCTCGTAAGCTTCTTTTAGTTTATCCATGGTTATCTAGCGTTTGAGGTTGAAATCAACGTGACGACGACGTCTATACTTCCACTATCCATTGGCCCCAATGCAAAAGCAAGATTAGTTAAACCAGCAACTGGAACTCTATACATGTTTGTTTCAGTTGATGGACTTGAACCAGCTTCTGATGTAACTGCTGTAGTCCAGTTTGTGCTATCTATATCCTGTACTGCAATTGTTGAATATGCTCCAGTAGTATTATTCGCTGTAAAGTTTAATGTACCATTCCAGATTCCAGACACTCTAATCATTGCATCAGTGTAATCTGCTACTGTAACATTTAAGCCAGCGCTTGGCGTAACGGTTCCTGTTACTGTTTTCATTTATTTACCTTTCCTTGAGGTTCTTTTTTTGCCGGCTGCAGCCATCTTTTGAAATTTAGCTTTGCCATATTTTTTGCGACCAATTGCAGCAGCTACTGCAGCGGGGTCGGATACTTTACCCTTAAGGGATTTTTCTAACTTGGCAAAGCGTCCGCCGCCACCAAGCTTCATTGACTTCTTTGCCATGTTATTTCTTCTTTCCTTTTTTCATTGCTTTTTTGTAAGCCTTACCAACTGGTGTTTCGGTAATAGCAACCATTATACCAAATCTTGGCTTGCCTTTACCCTTACCCATTTTACCTTTACCATGCATTATTTTTTCTCCTTTTTCTTTGCAATTATTAAAGCTGCTTTAGCTTGTGAAACTTTCTTTTCTGCTTTAGTTAATTCTTTTTTAGCTGCTTTGACTGATGGTGTATCAATCTTTTTATATTTAGGTTGTTTACCTAACTTAGCAAATGGTGCCTTTTTAATTTTAACTCTCACTTTTTTTCCTTCTTGGTTTTGTTAAATGCCACTCTATGTGGTTGTCTAACTTTTCATCTACTTTATCAACTTTGTTTACAACTTTGTGAAGTAGGTCACGTGCCTCTGCATGTTGGCTTGTATTCTCATCCCTGAGTTTTTGGACTACAACGACTAAAGGTCCACCTATTAAGGCAACCGCGATAGGCACAATCCACTCCATTTTAAATTAGTTCTTTTCTTGTACTAATTTTTTCTACTCCAGGCATTGCTTCGTACATCTTTTGTGTTTCCCTAATAGTAGACTTATTCCAGGCTTTTTGACCGTATTCTACGCTTCTAAAACCAAATTTTATGCCTTTGATATGGCATCTGAAGCAAATACCACGTTTTTGGTCTTGTTCTGTTACTAAATCTGCTCCACAAATACTACATTGCATAGAAAACCCCCTACTTACTAGTAAAAGTATTACATTTTATCATTATACCAATTAAACTCACCTATAAGATAACGGTCAAGTTGCTTTGGTTTCTTCTTTATTGTTGCGGCAAAGAAGTTTAAAGTTCCCCAAGGTGCATCTGTTTTAGGGCTGTATTCTGGCAACCATACGTATTTTAACATTTGATTGGCTATGGCTAGGCTCATAACTCTGTCGTCATGCGGAGAGCCATGGGTTGAACCATTGTCATCGCGGACAAAAGTCTTAAGTTCAGCAATTGTATATTCACAACGGATATCTAAAACACCATCTCTAATATTGGCATTTAGTTCGTCTATGGCCAAAGGCTTTGTCAAAGTTGTTGTGCGCCAACCTAATGTTTCTGTGGCTTCAGAATGTCTTTGGTTTAATCTACGTTGTCTATATAAATTATGATAATTAGATTTATTTAAAGCAGTTAATGTTGTTAAACCATGGTTGTTTGATTCTACGCCTATTAAAGCTTCATTATAAAAGAATCCCAAAGCATAAAGAACTTCTTCGCCAAACTTATCTGGGTCAACATGACCATGCCAGTGGGCAACCACCACTCCGGACTTGGCATCTATAACATGGGCCGATGAATAGTCGCCTCTTGCTAGGCCTTCAGCAACGTCAGCTCCAATTACATATCTAGCTCCAGCTTGGGGTACTGACCATATAGAAAGTGGACCACCATTGGGGTCAAACATGTAAGAATTTCTCATGTCTGAAAGTTTTTTATTAAAACCTTTTTTAGGAGTTACTATATCAAATTTATTTAAAGCATCAAGTTCAAATACCGGTCTGCCAGAACGAATAAATGCTTCTTCTGGATTTGATGGATACTCTTGATGTAGTTGCCATGGCGGCAATTCGGCTGCTTGAGCATCATACCAAGATTGGTCACGGTCTCCGTTAGCTGACCATGGAAAAAATATGCCTTTAAATCTATTAGTATTATTTTGTGACCCTTGCCACAAGGTAAAAAATATGTTGCCTTCACCTTTGGCAGTTGACAGACAAATTACACGACCACCTACGTCGGCAATTGGCTCTATTGATGCCCAGGCTTCCTCAGGATTCGGCAAAAAAGCCATCTCGTCGATTATAGCCAGATAAACCGATTCACCTCTGGCTGGCTCATTTGCCGAAGGCATTGACTCAATTACCGAATCATTAGCAAAGGACATCTTAAGCACGTTGTTTTGTATTAGTTCTGGACCTGACAATCTTAACCAGTCTGGCAAGAACTTATAAATATATTTAGACTTAGCTAGAAGTTTTGTTGCTTCTCTTTCCGTCTTTGATAACATAACGATGAAACGGTCTGGCCAAAAGAAACACAACCAAAAAGAATACGCCGCGGCGAGAGTTGAAAATCCTATCTGACGTGATTTTAATACTATTGAATATCTGTTTTCTACCCATGCTTTAACTGCTTCTTTTTGTGCGGGTCTTAGGTTTAATTGTATGCGGCCTTTGTTTGGATGTTTAATAAACACATAATTAGCGCAAAAGAAATCAAATGCATCTGCTAATTCTTGAGTAGTTGCACCTTCGGGTCCACGACATTTGCGAAAATTATACTCATTAACTAATTCTTCAAGTTGCATTTATGCGGTGATTCTATTTACGTATCCGTTTATCAAAATCACATTCGTAGTACCAGCAAATGCACGAACAACAAGCGAGTTTTGTAAAAGCAGACCGGGGGCCACCAACATATAGCCATCTTCTGCCGGAACTGTTACTTCGATGTTGCCATCAGGAGCAGTGGCCTCGCCCCATTCAATCGTAAGTTTGACCGATGATGACGAACTGTTTACTGCATACAACCAAATTTCATCAAGATTACTAGTGCCTGTAGTCGCGGTATGAATTAGCGTACCCGCTGTTGCCGTTGCAGCGACTTTGATTTGTTTTCCGTTGGTGCTACCCGAAAGAAGCACTTTACTATATGTTGCCATTTGTTTCTCCTATGTTAGATTATTTCGTTCCAAGATAATGTTTCTTCGTTCCATCCCCAAAAACCTTTTGTTGGTTTTGGAGTCGGCGGTTGCCAGTCATGGTTTGAATCAAGAGTCCACGATGGATATGGTTGTGGCTCTACAAAAACGTCTGCCTCAGGGTCATACGAATAACCGATAGCAGCAAATTGTTTTCTAATATTATTGTTGTACGAAGTTTGTTTCCAGTGACCACCTAAAAGATTATGGCAAAACAATGCGCCGATAACTTCACTTTCGTTTTCGTCTTGGTCTTTGCATTCGTTGTTATGTATGACAATAACACGAATTACAATATTATTTTTATCTAGTTCTGCAAAGTGTGCCATATATTTTCTCCTAAAAAGTTATGCTCCCTGATGCGGTAAATGTATAAATATGTTTCCCTCCGCTTTCGGTATATGTTGGGGAACCAGTTGTTGCAGTGGCGGCTCTACTTGTGTTTGGCCAAGATAGTATAACAACTCCTGAGCCACCTGTGCCACCTGTTGCACCTGCGTTTGCACCACCGCCACCACCGCCTGTATTTGCCGTACCACCTGCAGGGCTTGGTCCACCTTGGCCACCACCGCCAGAACCACCAGGTCCAGCAACAGAACTAAATACACCAGCACCACCACCACCGCCAGCATAAGTTACAGATGAACCACTAATGCTATTAGCCGTTCCATTGCCACCACTGCCAGGGTTTTTGTTTGGAGTATTTGGAACAAAGTTTCCACCCACAGCGCTTGCGCCACCTCCACCACCGGCTGCTGCTTCTCCGCCTCCAGAAGCACCGTTACCACCATTATTACCTTGTGATGGGCTGGTTGATGGAGTATTGCCGGAACCACCTACAGCTTCAGGCGCAGCTGATGCACCAGCGCCACCACCACCTGAACCGCCGGAACCGGCGGCACCAGTGGTAGCGTCACGCGATTGTCCACCTCCACCACCAGCACTTGTCCTTGTTGTATAACTAGGACCAGAAACTTCGCTATTGTTTCCAGCACTACCTCTAGTGCTAGCAGAAGAAGAACCTGCTCCGCCAGAACCAACTGTTACAGTCATGGTATTAGCATTAACAGTGTAAGCCGCATCTGTTCTATATCCTCCGGCACCAGCACCGCCACCGCCATTATTTCCACCGCCGCCACCGCCACCGACAATCAAGTATTCAACTGAAGTTGTTGCAGGCAGTGTAACTCCGCCAGGTATCCAATTTTTGAGCATAGCGTTTGTGCTATTCGGGGAACCTAATCTTGTTCTTGGACTAAATCGTCTCATATCTTAACCACCGTATACATCTAAAGCAACTATTGTATTTGCGTTTTCTATGTCTACTGAACCAGTAGGCCCTGTTGCACCTGCACCACCTGTATATCCAGTATATCCTGTGTACCCAGTGTAACCTGTGTAACCAGTAGGGCCAGTTGGACCTGTAACCGTAGATGCCGCACCTGTGTAACCAGTATAGCCTGTGTAACCTGTTGGTCCAGTAACTGTAGATGCAGCACCCGTGTAACCAGTATATCCAGTGTAACCAGTATAACCCGTAGCCCCTTGTGCACCTGTGTAACCAGTATATCCAGTGTAACCAGTATAACCCGTCGGACCTGTGTACCCTGTGTAGCCCGTATAACCCGTCGAACCTGTGTAGCCTGTATACCCAGTATAACCAGTATAACCAGTAGGGCCTGTTGGGCCAGTAACTGTTTGCGCTTGTAGTTTCCATGCACCGGGACCACCTGCGCTTATGGCACTAAAAACCCAAGTGTGGTCGCCCGAAGAAAATACCTGACCGTCAGTTGGTGATGATGGAAAATCTATTGTTGCCATTCACATGCTCCCTTAAAAAGTTATACTTCCACTAGCAGTAAATTTATACTGTTTAAATCCACCAGAATTTGTGTATGTTGGTGAACCGGTAGTTGATGCCGCGTCCCTAAAATGATTTGGATATCTCATTATAACAACTCCGCTACCACCGTTATTGCCTGGAGTATTGCCACTGCCTCCACCGCCGCCACCAGTATTAGCCGTTCCATCTGTCGCAGTATTGCCGCCTCCGCCGAGTCCGCCACTGCCGCCAGGACCAAATACACCACCACCAGCGCCACCACCGGCATAATAGGTGCCAGAACCAGTTGGCCATTCTACACCATTGCCGCCGTTTCCGCCAGTTCCATAACCACCAAGCGGTGGAGGTTGACCGTTTTGGCCTACTGCTCCAGCTCCACCACCACCTGCCGATGCTCCGTCGCCAAGAACTATGTCAATTGAACCAAATCCTCCATTATTGCCCTGTGAAGGGCTGGTTGATGGAGTATTACCGGAACCTCCAAAATTACGTGGACCGCCAAGGCTAGAGCCACCTCCACCAGAACCGCCATCACGACCTGCAATATTTGGGTTTGAATTTCTTGAAGCTCCACCACCACCACCGGCACTTGTAATGGTTGTCATAAGAGTTCCAGATACCTCACTGTTTGAACCAGAACTACCTGTTGCAGGTATCGTTTGTGCTGCTGTGCCTCCGCCACCAACCGTTACAGTTATTGTATTACCAATGACTATACTATAAGCTGAACTTGTTCTAAATCCTCCGGCACCGCCGCCGCCTCCACTATTAGAACCGCTACCTCCTCCACCTGCAACAACAAGCAAATCAACCGTACTAACTTTTTTTAATTGCGCAGAAGAAACTATTCCAATTGTTGACGGCATATTATGCGTCCAAATCTCCAACTAGCAAATAAACATCAGTTGCTGTACATATTATAGTTGCCGCAGAATACTGTGCACGTAGTTTTAGTCCCGGTGTTCCGTTGACAGTCGCACTTGATGCTACGACCGTAACTTGTCCTGCACCAAGTTGTGCAATATCTATTCTTTGACCCACAGACAAGTTCAACGAACCATCTACTGTTATATTTTTTGCAGTAGCAGATGTAACTGTTATAAGTTTTCCAGCATCTGCTGTTAACAATGTATAATTAGCAGTTTTATCTTCTACTACTTGTGCGGTATCCCATTGTCCTGCGGCACCTGTTGGACCAACATTTGCATTGCCAAACTCAACCCATTGAGAAGTGTTACCATCATTATAATAAATGTAAGTGCGACCGTCATTATCATTATACCAAACTTCTCCAACTATTGCCGGAGAAGGAGCTGTAGGACCGGTAATTTGGAATTGTCCATCATCACCAGTGTATCCAGTATAGCCCGTATAACCCGTGTACCCAGTAGCTCCCTGTGCACCTGTGTACCCAGTGTAACCTGTGTAACCCGTGTAACCAGTAGGGCCGGTTACAGTGCTAGCTGCACCTGTATATCCTGTGTAACCTGTATAGCCTGTATAGCCTGTTGCACCTGTATCGCCAGTGTAGCCTGTGTAACCAGTGTAACCAGTGTAACCAGTTGGACCTGTGTAACCTGTGTAACCCGTGTACCCCGTGTACCCTGTGTATCCCGTGTATCCTGTGTAACCAGTTGCGCCTTGTGTTCCAGTATATCCTGTGTATCCAGTATAACCAGTGTAGCCTGTGTAGCCCGTATAGCCGGTATAACCTGTGTAACCTGTAGCGCCGGTTGCGCCCTGTGCACCAGTTGCCCCAGTAGGACCTGTAGCGCCGATATCACGAATGATGAGCAACACATTGTGGTTGTTTGCAAAGTTGGTGGTTCCAGTACCACCGGAACTTACAAGTGTAACACCTATTTCAACATGGGTTGCTTGGTCGGTGTTGCTGGTGACGGTCCACTCTTGATAATTGTTTGAGTTGGTCGCATCTTGAATAAAAAGTTCATCACCAACTTGTATATTGTTCAAGAAAACGTGAACATCAAAACCGTTTTTGTCAATATCGTCAACGTTGATTTGTGTAGCACTGATTTGTGTTGCATTATTCCAAAGCAGGTATGTGTTGCCTGGGTCACCGCTTGTTGCAGTGGTGTTTGCTTTGTAGTCAAAGTACGATGATGATTGACCAGGTGCACCAGTCGGTCCAGTAACCGTACTTGCGGCACCCGTGTAACCAGTGTAACCCGTATAACCAGTATAGCCTGTGTATCCCGTATAGCCAGTATAACCCGTGTAACCAGTTGCACCTGTAGCTCCAGTATTACCTGTGTAGCCAGTATAACCTGTGTAGCCAGTATATCCAGTGTAGCCTGTATATCCCGTAGCGCCTTGTGCGCCAGTATAACCTGTATAGCCAGTATACCC